TCTCATGCGATGCGCCAGCTGCCCGACATGCACAAGCGACGCCGGGACGACGGTGGCCCTCACAAGTCCCCAATCGCAGGTTCAACGAGGATTCCGGCAACGTGAAGCGGGACCGGATCATCGGAGCGAAGAAGGACCGTCGTCTCTGTCCCGCTCGCCCCGCCCAGCGAGATTTCCAGTTCCCCCGTGTAAAGAGCAACGGGAGCGCCGTAAGTCTCAGTATCCCGGGTCTTGATCTCGAATAGCTGGTCCGCGTCAATCCCGCCGATGATGTTGCGGCTGTCGATGACGGAGACGAACGCCCGCGCCGCTTGTTGCGAACGGGCCTTGATCCAGCCTTGGGGCGTCTGCATCGCCAGTGGCAGAGTCTCAATCTCGGCACGGTAGGGAAGGCCAATCGTGACCCGCTTGCCGCCTACCGGAAGCGTGACCTTGCCGCCCGTTACAACGAGGGCGTTCCCATTTGCGTCCGACTTGACAACTGAGCCGTCAACCCACGCGACGACAGTTTTTCCCTCAAGATGATCGAGCCGGTCGAACACATTGACATAGCCGGTGCTCGTGAAGCTGCGCGCGCAATCGAGGAAACAGGCGTCCTCCTGCTCGGCCCACAACTCCGCCGCCATGCGCTCGATATAGGTTTTCGCGACCCCTGCGATGGTGCGCTCAATGACGAAATATACCCGGTCCTCGCCCTGCTCGGTAATGGCGCATACGCCCTTGAACAGTCCGTCCGTCTCGCACAGCGTCCAGCCCCAAACCTGCTGCGACTGGTCCCATGTCATGCACAAGAGTTTTCCGTCCGTTCGCACCGCCCAGAATGCCGAGGCTGGCCGCTCGGCATAGGCCCACGAAACAATCGAATAATCCTCGAACAAATGGCGGGAGAAAATGCTGACATCGTCGGTCTTGAGGCCATCCATCTCGAAATCGTAACCTATGGTCCGGACTTCGCCGGTCTTGGCCGTCTCGTAGAACACCACGTTATCGACAAGGAGTGGCTTCAGTCTCGACGCGCCCCGCCGGACTCTCGGCCTCACCCTTGGAGGAGGGGTCGCTGTGATATAATCTTCGTTCGATCCCTGGACCGCGAAGATGTTGTTGCTGGTCAGCGCGAGAAGCCCCTGATCGGTCGAAACCATCGCGTTGACAGAATTGACCTTGTTGGCGACCAGGGCCAGCTCGATACTGTCGTCCTCTCGTCCCGGCCTCGAAAAATCCATGTTCTCGAAATCCGCCGACCTCGACGCCCAAATGCCGTTCGGTCGGTTCGTGGTGCGCGCCAAGTATGACCGCTGTTCGTGGAACGTGATTGCCGAGGGACGGTCCCCGGCATTGGCGAATGGATTGTCTCCCACCGGAGGCCCGAACGACAGGTCCGGGCCGATATTGTCGTCACGGAACGTCAGCGCATCGGTAATGCCGATATTGCCGTAGCCTTGCTGGTTCTCGCTCTTGTAGATGCGGTAATGGGTGGCCCCTGTGACCGCGCCCCATGAGATCGTGTTGTAATTGCGTTTCAGCGCAAGGTCGTTCGTCACCGTCACCGCAGAAGATGGACGGCTCTCCTGTCCCGTATCCTCGTTGTAGGCGGTGACTTCGTATGACGCCGGTTGCGGGAAATAGGCGTTGCCGCTGTTGGCAGAATCCGTGTTGGCCGTGGTCGCTGATGCCGTCACCCCTGTGGGCGACGCGACCAGCGGCCCGAACGTAACGTCCTTGAACTCCCAGTTGGTGTGATCGTGGCGGATCACCTTGTCCGGCAGGTGATTGGAATGGACGAGGTAGATCACATCGGCGGTCTGCTCGTAATCCATCTCCGAAAGCTCGGAGGCGTTGAATGGCGTCGCCGCCTGATAGACGCGATAGACCGGCATTACGCGAGACTCGTCCCGACGCCGGACCAGATGCCATCCGTAGGATCGGATGGGCTCGTTCCGCCGCCAGCATAGGAACCGCTTGAGTTTCCGCCGACAACGGGAGGCGCGGGGTTGGTTTCGACCGGCGGAACGGTCGGGGCCGTTGGCGGAGGATCGGGCGGGGCGGTGCGGGAGATTCCCCCGCTGTCGCCGGTGAACGTCCCGGCATTGGTGCTGTCGAAATCGACAGTGAAATTGTTGTCGTCGATCACGCTCTGGACAGTAAGGAAGCGGTCGTTGATCTCGACCATGCCTTGAATCGAATTGAGATAGACCGGATCGCCAACCGCATAGCCGTGGTAGGCGGCGGTGATCTGGGCTTGGGCGGACTTGGTGATCGCTGTGACGGCGAGGCCGGTTTCCAGAACTCGTCCTCCAAGCGCGAGCGGACGCATCAATGCCTGCCCGAACTCCAGCACATAAGCCTGGTCGTCGCTGAACTGGAACGGGATCAGGCGCGCGGACGCGGAAAGAGCTTCCGCGACAAAGCGCGTTCCCATCCGCTTCTTTAGTCCGCCTGTTCGCTGTATCTTGACGTTGCGAGCGGTCCTTACCGCCGCCTGATATACAGGCAGCTCGAACCGGGCTTCCGCCTCGGGGCTGATCTCCCCTTTCGTGAAATTCGAAAGCGCTGCCCTATACGCCATCAGCAGCCACCGTGACGCGCCCGGATCGTCTCGGACTCGTAGTCGCCCCAATAGTCTGGCTGACGGTTGCGGTCGTCGGCTATGGCCCTCTGCCACGCCAGTTCCGCCATCGACATCAGCTCTTTCTCGCGGGCGCTGTCCTTCTTGACCGGAACGCAGATGCGCGACGCGAGGTCGGTAGCCATGGCCGTGATCGCGAGTTGCGGAATCGGGACGCCGGAAAGATCGTTGACGGTGTATTCCAGCCATGCATCGGCAGCGTTGGTGTAAAGCGTCTGCCCCTCGATCTCGTAGGGCATTTCCAGCCGCTTGAGCGCCGTCACCCAGACTTCCGCGTAAGGCTCTCCCGCTAGCGGTATGGGCGGAAGAATGCCTACGCTCCCAAGATCGGGAAGGACGCGAACCGGGTTTCCCAGATTGGACGGCAGCGAATAAGCGTAAAGCCAAGTGTCGCTGCGGTCGTTGGTGGCGAGAAGCGCCATCCTCACACGCACGTTGGCGAACGACCAATCGTGGGTGCCTTCAAGCATATCGGCCACGACTTCTGGATAGAAGCGGCGGCACTCGCGCGCCTCCAGACTGTCCTCATCGACCGAGACAATCGGCTTTGCTGGCAAGCGCCCGATTGCGCGGTTGGAGATATCTAGCTGCGAGAAGGCGCGCATGGACCGTGGCTACGCCGTCGCCCCGCATCGTTGAATCGCATTAAGCCGTCACCGACTTGATGACCGCGAAGTTGATCACCAGCGCTTCCGACAGCGTGCTTCCCGTCCGGTTCACGATCAGGATGTCGAAGGAGCCCGCGGCGACCTTCACGACAAAGATGTAATAGCTGAGGTTCGAAGCCGCGCCGCTGGCGATGTTGGCGATAACCGCGTCCGTCGCCGCCACCTGCGAATTGGTGACGGTGAAGGCGATCGCATTGCCAGCCCCAAGGGCGGCGTTGTTCATCGTGACCTTGCCGCAGATCGTGTTCAGCGTGACGCCGGTCGATTTGCTGGTGGTCTGGCTGACCGACCCGCCCGCGCCGGTCGCATAGCCGATTGATCCGGTCGGCGTCGAAACCGGCCTTGCCAGAGTGCCCGCCGTAAGGTCGCTTGCCGATCCCGACGAAGCGACCGCGACAAGCCCGAGAGTGGCGCGCTGAGCCGTGGCGCTGGCGTCGTCGATCAGTGCCCGCCCAGCCGCCGTGCAGACAATCTCCTCGACCGCACCGCCGCCTGCCGAGGACCGGCCCGCGAGCGTGTCCGTTGCCGAGAAGGTGAGGCCAGAGCCGGTGATCGCGCCAGTCTTTGCCGCGCCCACGCTGGAATAGTCTATGGTGACAGCCGCCGAGCCGTTGAACGTCGTCCCCGGAGCCGCCCCGCCAGTGCTGTTTGCGGTCAGCGCATTGGTGGTCGTTCCGCCGCCGCCAGCAGGAACCGCCCAAGTCCCGTCCGCGCGGAGGAAGTTCGTCGTCCCGCCGCCCGAAGCCGGGACCAGTCCTTTGAGCGCGGACGTGAACACATCGAGCAGAGCCGTCGCCTGCGTTCCGGTGAGGTCAGTTACATTGCCAGCGCCCGTCGCCCCGAGCAGCGCGGCTCCAGTCGTCTGCACCAGCATTGCGCGAGTGACCTTGTTGGTGCCGATGGCGAGATTGACGCTACCCGCGCCGCTGGTCGTGACATCGCCGCCGGTGAACTGCGGAAGCCGAGCCGCCGTGACAGTCCCGGTGAGGTTCGCCGCATCGGTCCCGGTCGCGAAATAGCCGAGGCCAGAGACTGCCGCCGCATTGAGCGACTGCCATGTCTTGTCGCCGCGCCAATACTGAGCGGCGGTTCCGGCGGGAACTGTCGCTTCCTTGGCCGCGAGGGCGCTGGTCAGATCAGCCTGGTCCGTAAGAGTGCCGGTGACGCTCCCCCACGCCACCGTTCCGCCCGCCGGAGCGCCGTTGATGTTATAGGGCACATCCTGCCCGCGCTTTACGATTGCGCTCCCAGCGTCCGTCCGGAACAGGGCGTTCCCCTGACTGCGGTAAATCGGAGCTGCTGGCTTGTCTGCCATTAGGCGAGCGCGGCGATCTGCGCCTCAAGTGCGTCCTGATTGAAGCTCGCCGGAGTTCCGCCAAGCGTGGTCACAAGATCGCGAAGAAGCGGGACAATCCCGGCATGGGAGGACGAGCCGAGCTTGGTTGTAATGGCTTCCTTGAGAAGCCCCGGAATCGTGTTCTGCGTCGGGGTTCCGCCCCACGTCGTAATCAACTGCCGATAGAGCGCACGGCGTTCGTAGTAGGCTGGAGTTCCGCCCGCGTGAGTGATTGCCGCGCGAAGGTTGGCGATGGACATGGCAAGGGGTTACGCAAGGCCGCGATCGGCTTGAATCGCCCCAAAGAAAATGGGCGGGACGCTCCGAAGAACACCCCGCCCAACATGGGTCGTCTCCCGACGAGCCGTTACTTGCGCCGCTTCGTCTCCGGCTTGGCGACCTCTTCCACGATCTCCCCGCCAGTTGAATCGGCTTCCGTCATCCACGAGCCCACCGGAGTGCCGGAAGGAACGGTCTGGCCCGGTTCGACCAGTCCGCCCTTCGCAGCTCCCCGCTTGGTGGCGACATGCGTCCCGTTTCCGGTCAGCATCAATGCGTCTGCCGTGCAGCAACGACGCCAGCAAAAATCTTGCCGGTCGTCGGGGCAGTCCCGGTGACGGTATAGTTCAGCCGGATATAGCGCTGGTTGGTGCCCTCAAGAATGCAGGCGGGGAAATTCAACTGTCCCGTCGCATTGATGGAGGCGAGAAGATAAGTGCGGCTCGCGACCTCGGTAAAGGTCGAGTTATCCGCGCTCGTCTCCAGCGCAATCTTGAGGCTGGTCAGGTTGTTGAACGCTTCCGTGACGGACACCTGAAGGGGAATCTCGTTCTCCTTGCCGATGTCCACTGAAAGCGCCGCAGCCGCACCAAAAACGGTGCCAGCCGCGCCACGGTCGATGACGTTGGTCGAAGCCGCAGTCGCCGTAATGGCCTGCTTGTCGCTAAGGACCAGAGTGTTGTCGAGAATCATTTCATTGGCTCCTTTCCGGTCCCGCTACGAGAGCGCAGCTTCGGTGTTCAAAATGGCGTCCGTCACCTCAATGGGGATGTTCCGCCAGGTCTGGACCATGCGGCCCTCAAGCTCGGTGGTGCCGAGGCGAAGAGCAGCGTTCGAGCTGTCCGTGCCAAGGGCGTCCAGAGCCTGAAGAGTGTCGCGGTTCATGTAGATGACCGTGCGGCCTTCGACAGACGCGCTCTCGTTGAACTTGCCGTCCGCCCCGACCATCTTGGTCGCATAGGTGGAAGGCAGTTTGTAGAGAGCCTGTCGAAGGAACTTGTGCAGGTCCACGTTACCGGCCTGCATGTCAGACACGTCGATGTTCGCGACCCGCGCGTTGAAGCGCCAGTCCTTCACGCCGACGCCGACATGGCAGCGGAACAGCTCTTCCTTGACGTAGTAGGCGTCGCCGTTCGTGTCCGTAACGCGCTGCGATCCCTTGTCCTCGCGCTGGATGCCAGCCTGCGTCCCCTTCGGGTGAAGCAGGAACGTGGTCTTTTCGGACCAGGTGACGATCCACATGGAGGTGTTGTCGGAACCAGCGCCGCCAGCCTTGACGATCTGGTTGCCCGCATCGCCGCCGCCGGTCGCGCTGTAACGCGCCGCCAGACCCTTGAACTTCTCCGGAGTGACCGCGCTATCGGAGTAGAAGATTCCACTCTCGATCTCTTGCGCCATCGCTTCGAGATGCCCTTCGGCTTCGAGCATCCGCAGGAGCGCCGGGTTGTCGGCGATCTCCAGCTCGCGCTCGTCAACCGAGGAACGGGACTCGACGAAGCCGGTGGTGTCCGCAACAACCTGATAGCCCGACTTGGACTGCGGGATGCCCTGATAGAGGCGACCCCACGCGACCGTGGGAAGGCCGGTGCGGATTTTGTGGCGGTGCCGCGTTCCGTCGTTGCAGGGGACGGTGAACGCATTGCGAAACACCGGGGACTGCCGGTTCAGAACCTCCGCAACCTCAGCGGTTGCATTGGCCCCCTCAGCGCGCATCTGGTCGATGAGCGAGAGGTAAGATGCGCCAATCGTAGCCATTCTTATCTTACTCCGTCAAAGGGACGCGACGCCTCCCGGCGTGGCCCTGTTCGTGCTCACTTCTTCGGAACGTCATCGGGATAGAGCACTTCCTCCCGACCCTTCTTTGCGACCGGCGCGGTGTCCGAGCGCGCGAACGTGCCATCCTCCCCCATCGCCTCGCCAACCTTGGCGAAGGCGCGGATCAAGTCCTTGTGATTGCCAAGCCCGCTCTCATCGAGGAGCTTGCGCGTCGGGTTCGGAACGTCCTTGCCGTCCTCGCCCTTGACCGTCATCGGGCCGACAAAATGGTCCAGCGCGCGGGCCGCGTTGGCCTGCGTTGCCTTCCAGTGCTTGCCGCCAATCTCCGGGTCAGCAGCAGCTTCCTT